CAGGCCGAAGTATTCGTGACCGTCTTTGGAATACTTGTTGTCGATGTACTCATAGTCGATGATTTCTTCTTGGGCGAGGATTGGCTGTCCAGCTGCTACGCGGCCGACAACGGGGATGCGGTAGGTGTAGTGGGTGACTTTCTGCGCGGGCGGCTGAGCGGGGGCGGGGTCGGCAGGATTGTCGGTGTTACCCAACAAGTAGTCTGTAGAGACATTGAAGAAACGCGCCAGCTTCTCGACGTTTCTGCGCACGCTTCCGCCGTTCTCGTATTTCACATAGGTCGTTCTATCTAGGCCGAGGGCCTTAGCACAGTCTGCCTGGGACATTCCCTTCAATTCACGAAGCATCTTTAGCTTCTCAGCTGACGTTTTCATTTTACATCACTCCTTTTCCTCTATTATATGTGAAAAACGTTCACATATAAAGGTGTGGAGAAATTTCACTTAATATGTTGACAGTGGAGAAACTTCACTGTATAATGAAAGAGAACTTGATGTGAAGATGCTTCACAGATGGCGATTGTATAAGAAAGGAGCGTAGGATATGGAACGTATCAGAGAACTACGCAAGCTGCGCGGCCTGAGCCAGGAAGAACTGGCTCGCATTGTCGGAGTAGAGCGCTCGACTGTATCCAAGTGGGAAACGGGCGAGGCCAAGCCGAGAGCCGACCTCTTTATGAAGCTCGCAAAGACTTTGCATTGTAAGGTCGACGATTTATTTTTTGCTTGAAAACGTGAAGAAACGCCACAGTGAAAGGAGAAATGAATCATGTATCCAGTAGACTACAACGGTGTCCGCGTGCTCACGACGGAGCAGCTGGCACAGGCTTACGAGTGCGAGACTGTGCAGATTTCGCAGAACTTCCTGAACAACAAGGACCACTTTAAGGAAGGCAAGCACTTCTTCAAACTGGAAGGTAATGCCTTGAAGAATTTGCGGTTAGAAAATATCGAATTGCAAATTTCGCCAAAGGCCCGTTGCCTTTATCTCTGGACCCGCCGCGGCGCAAGTCGTCACTGCAAGATGCTCGGCACGGAGAAGGCGTGGGAGATGTACGACAACCTTGAAGAAAACTACTTCAACCCGCCACAGAAGAAGATGACGGCAGCTGAGATTCTGTCCGGCATGGCAGAAGAGCTGGTCAAGCAGGAGCGCCGCACGGCACGCCTTGAAATGCGTCAGGAGCAGAGCGAAGAGAATCTCAAGATTCTCCACAGCCGCATGGACACGTTCAATGGTGTCGGGACGGACGAGGACAAGCGCCAGAAGCTCAACTCAATGGTTCGCGCTTTCACTCACAAGGCAGGGCTTAGGTTCGACGAAGGTTGGCGGAACTTCACTCACGCTTACAACACGGCATTCCACACGAACGTCAACCTCTCAATCACGAACTACAAAGAGAAGCACAACATCCAGAAGAAGAAGCGTGTGACACTGCCGGAGTATTTCGAACGTGTCGGTCTTCTAGACGATGCGTTGATGGTAGCCGACAAGCTGTTGAACGACGCACACGCTCATAGCGCAATCGACTCGATCTTAAAGCATGACTGAGGTGAGTGACATGAAAGACGATACAATCATCAAGGCAAAGGTAGATATTACGAAGGGCCGGAGCGATGAGTTCGAGGCAGCGGCAAGACGACTCGGGCGATTCATCAACGCGCTTGACCTCAATGCGGATGCACACAATGAGCTGGTCGACCTCATTTGCAAACAGGTGAACGTAGCCGAGCTTGATGCTTTCACGTTTGGCTTCAATATGGCAAGCAAGCTCATGCATGACTACTACAGCGGCGAGGAGGAGCAGCCTGACACATAAAAAGCCGCCAGAAGGCGGCGAAAGGAGATTTTGAGATATGAGGCTTCTTGATAGATGGCGTCGCAGATGGCGTCGGTTTCTCTGGTGGCTGGATGATCTGGAGACGGACCTTGCCCACAACTTCGCGTATGAGACATCTGTCATTGCGGTAATCCTAGCAACCATTGCGCTAATCGTTTCCCTATTTCGATGACGTCGAAGTAGGGCGGCTTGATGAGTGCCAGGAATGAGATGGTGATTGCGATAACACTGAGGCGGTAGGACCGTTTCGTGAGGTTGTCTTGCTCGACGTACTCATTCCCTTGAATGGTGGTCCGATAGGTACAGTGTACGACGTCATAGGTCAGGTAGCCGCACTCACGTAGGTAGTTCAAGGCTCGTTGCCGATCCTGTAATGACCAGGACGGGTCCCGCAGTGGGCACTTCTTCGACAGGATTGACAGGGTATGATGTGGTGCATTGTAAACCGTTTTTAGAAATCGAAGTGATTCTTTGTCCATGCTAATCAACCTCCTAGGATGATTATAGCATGGCGAAAGAAGAGAGGTGATCGAGGTGACAGAAGAGAGATTGAGGGAGCTTCTCGCTGAGGCCGTCGCACAGGCGGCCATCCAGCCGGAGTTACTGAAGCTCAAGGACGTGGCGACGATGTTGTCGCTGTCGCCGCCGTCCGTTCTTCGTCTCGTAGACGCGGGGGAGATTCCCTTCGTGCTCTACGGACGGACGCGAATGTATCGCCGCCGCGATGTTATGGCGTACATCGAGAGTATGGAGACACACAAAGGGAGGAATACAAATGGAGTCGCGTAAAGTTCGCCGCCGCCAGCTCAAGCCGTGGGCGCGCAAGGCGAAAGAGAAGTTCGAGAAGTTCGGCGAGCTTGTGCTCATGGCGTTCATGGGCATTGGCACAGCGGTGCTGCTGGCGCAGTTTTTTGGCGTCATGATCGGCGCCATTGACCCTAGACCGTGAGGTGAAAGACATGGACGAAAAGAGTATCAAGTCCCTCGAAGAGTACAAGGGCGCTAAGTGCATCGGCGTGTTCGATGAAGTCCCGTACTTCATCGACGCGAGCGGATGCGCGTTCGCACGTGAAGTTGTGCTCAAGTACAACCCGTTCCGCTCGATGGACATTCTCGATATCTTCGATGTGCTCGATGCACGCGATCTTCCACCTGATATCAAGTCAGCCTACGACAAAGCCGTGCATGAGCGTGACACGCAGGACGCAGCATATATCGAGGCTGTTCATAGCACTGGATTCGAGACGCTGACAGAAGAGCGCGAGAGACACGAAAAAGCCGCCCGAAACCGGACGGCATAAGGAGATGATTGTATGAGGGTATTGTCATGCGGGATGAAAAGCCCGCGAGACTGCTTCAAGTGCCGTCGAGCTGACTGCGATTGCAATGACAGCTCGACGGCTGAGGAAGGAAGATGGATGCGCGGCACGAGGCGTCAGCCAACCAAGCAAGAAGCTCCAAAGCGCGTAACCATTTCTGTTGAATATGATACCACACGCAGGGCGGTAAAGTCCAACTTCCGGCTCGCGAATTACGAGAAACTTTTGTTCTGAAAAAGGAGATCATCATGAAACTTTACGATATCAACCAGGAAATCATCGACTGCATCGATATGGAGACGGGCGAGATCATCGCGCCGGAGAAGCTGGAAGCGCTTCAGATGGACAAGCACGAGAAGCTGCGCAACATCGCGTTCGTCGCACTCAACGCGGCGGCGGATGCAAAGGCTTATGAAGAGCAGGAGAAGAAATTCTCCGCTCGCAAGAAGGCCGCAAAGGCTACGGTCGAGTGGGCGAAGGCAACGCTTGCCGCTGAGCTTGGCGGCGAGAAGATGAAAGAGCCGGAGTTTACGGTCTCATATCGAAAGAGCGAGACTGTCGAGATCAGCAATCTCAACGCTGTGCCAGACGAATTCCTCACGCCACAGCCGCCGAAGGTCGACAAAGTCGGATTGAAGAAAGCCGTCAAGGGTGGCGCTGTCATCGACGGCGTGACCCTTGTCGAGAAGCAGAATATCCAGATCAGGTGAGGAGGCGTCAGTCATGGCAGAAGGTAAGCCTATCTTTGCCGCACTGATGGCAGTGCAGGCGGAGCTGAAAGCGCCGAAGGGGCAGCATAATAGTTTCGGCAAGTACGATTATCGTAGCGCCGAGGACATCATCGAGGCCGTCAAGCCGCTTCTGAAAGAGAACGGACTGTTTCTGAACATGTCCGACGAGGTTGTGCTCGTCGGCGATCGCTACTACATCAAGGCCACTGTCAAGGTTGTCGATGTCGTAACCGGCGAATCTGTCCAGACGTCTGCGCTGGCACGCGAGTCGGCACAGAAGAAGGGGATGGACGAGAGTCAGGTAACGGGCACGGCGTCAAGCTATGCTCGCAAGTACGCGCTCAACGGGCTTTTCGCGATTGACGACAACCGCGATGCAGACACAAACGAATATGCCCGTCAGACTTCGCAGAACGCCGCAGGAGCGCGTTCACAGCGCAACGCATATCCTTCTAAGGGTTCGGCAAATGATGACCTTAGAAGCAAAGCTATGCACGCACTCTCGAAAGAGATGCAGCGCGTCGGCGCGTCGGGCGAGGAAGTTTCTGCGCTCTGCGGCGTGAAGTTCGGCAAGACGAATAGCCGCGACCTCTCGACCGGCGAACTCAGCAAGCTGGCCGCGAATCTCGAAGCGTGGATTGCTGAACAAATGGGCGGCGGCAAATGATTCAAGAACACATCCTTGGCGAGATACAGGACGTGAGAGAGGACGGGACGGCAGTCATCACGGCTGGCCTGCCCGACCTCGACCGCGCTCTGCTGCGCCAATATAAGCGTGTTGAGATCATCTTGCCAGACGGGCGGCGAATCTCGCCAGAGCAACGCAGGAAGGTGTACGCCATCCTCGGCGAGATATCCGATTACGTCAACGGCTGCCGCGATGGCGACGCGCTGGAAGAGATGAAAGCGACAATGAAGATGGACTTCATGCTCAAGCGTATGGAGTCGATGGAACGCAGGCTCTTTTCCCTCTCAGCTTGTTCAGTCACAACAGCGAGGGCGTTCATCGATTACTTGATATCGTTCGTCATCGCGAATGATATCCCGACGAAAGTGCCGTTGATTGAGCAGTGCGAGGATGTCAGCAAGTATATGTACGCATGCACAGCGCACCGCAAGTGCGCAGTGTGCGGCAAGCCTGCCGACATCCACCACTGTGAGGGCTCGCGCATCGGTGCGGGCGTGGATCGCACGAAGGTTCACCAGCTGGGGCGTGAGGTCCTGCCGCTCTGCCGGGTGCATCACACGGAGCTGCACGCCATGCCGGAGAGCGAGTTCATCGCGAAATATCATCTTGAAAAAGTCGAATTGGACGAAGCCCTTTGCAGGCGGCTGAAGTTTAGGAGGTAATTTTTATGATCTATACCTTCGACGGCATCATTGCAAAGGATGTCGGAGTAAGTTCTGCCATTGTTTTTCAACACATCGCGTACTGGATTAAGTACAACGCGATTCATGAGCAGAACTTCATAAACGGACGCTACTGGATGTATGACACGGTAGCGAACATGCATCAGTTCTTGAACTTTTTAAGTGAGCACACTATAAAGCGGGCCATCAGCAAGCTTGTAGAAACGGGCTACTTAATCAGTGACGAGCTGAGTCAAGACAAGTATAACCACACAAAGTGGTATACGTTAACAGACAAGGGCGCGGCCTGCGCTAGTCTGGACAATAGCAAAAATAGTAAAATCGATAGTTCCAAAATGGAACAATCAAGAAAGGGCCATCTTGGCACTAGCGATAGTTCCAAAATGGAACAATCTACTATTATACAAAATAATACCAGAAAAGGAACACAACAAAGTAATACTACTGCCGACCCATTCTGCACCGGCTCGCCTGCTCTTGACGATGCGCTTCGTGGCTTCGAGGAGATGCGTAAGAAGCTGCGCAAGCCTCTCACCGACCGGGCGAAGAGGCTGACGCTGGGCAAGCTGGAAAAGATGGCACCGGGAAATGAGGAGATGCAGATTGCCATCCTCGACCAGTCCATCGAAAACGGCTGGCAGGGCGTGTACCCTCTCAAGACAGAGAACTGGAATGGTAAACGCGACAACGATAAGCCGCGACAGTATCGAGAGGCTGAGAAAGCCTTGGAGATGATTAAGCAGTATGAATCAGGAGGCGAGGACGCTGAGGGATTTGAATGGCCTGACTCACTCAAAGATCGTTAAGCTACTCACGCCGTATCTTACCGTATACCCGTCGTGCAAGCTGGAAGCGTCGGGGCTGATGCTCTATGCAAGGGCGTTGCAGGACGTGCCGCTCGACGAGCTTGACGCGGCTATGGTGCGGCTGATGCGGACGAGCAAGTTCTTCCCTACTGTTGCGGAAATCCTCGATGCGGTCAAGACGACGCGCGAGGTCATCAGCGGCGAGGATAAGGGTGGCGCGGGTGCGGCATGGCACGAAGCTATGGAGCTCGTGCGGCACGTAGGGCCATACCGTCCGTGGACGTACTCGTCTCCGGCGGTCGAACGAGCAATCAAGCAGTTCGGCAAGATGGAGCTGTGCGAGTTGGAGACAGATGCGGTCAACACAGCACGGGCGCAGTTCATGCGTATCTACAATGCTGAGGCAGATCGGGAGCGCCAGCGCGAGGATGTGCGCGCAACGCTCAAGGCTCTGCCGGGCAATCGAGCAATGGATTTAGTGAAGCGGCTGGCGGCGAATAAGGCGATGGAGCCGAAGAAACTGCGGGCGGCTGAGTAAGAGGGGGGAGCTGAAATGAATCTAGACATCAGAGACCCGGAAGAGATGGAATACATCAACATGTGCCTGAAAAAGTACCGGAGCAATCGCGCGGAGAGCAGTAAATCACTTGCGCTACAAATCAGAAGAAGAATCAACAGGCTTTTCAATGGTGATCCGGAAACTAATTCGCCAATTGCTGCGCAGGCTTGTGCAGGAGTATCGGCGATAATTCGCGGGACTTTTAAAATCAGGAGCTTGCGAGAAGCGTGGCAGCTGGATGGAGATGCAGAAAAGCTGGCTGATGAAATCATCAATGCGATGGGGAAAGCGAAGAAGGGAGAAGTGAAATCATGACGCAAAAAGACTACAACAAAATCAAAGAAGCTTGCAAGAAATTCCGCGAGGAGAATCTTCGGGCGGAAAAGTTTGACGATCACATTGAGATGCTACTGCCGATGCTGTACGACGATAACGACGGCGCTTGCGTATTCATCACGTCACAGCCGAGCGATGATGAGCTTTATGTCAAGGTCAGCGATGCAGGCGAAACGTCATTTCATCAAGAGTTGACAATGCCAGAGATCCGTGAGCTTTGCATGAGATATCATCTCCAGTTTGATGACATGCCAGACTATGAGCAGATACCCTTTGAGTGTGAGATTTACAAAGTCGTGCATATTGACGACCTTGACAAAGCCGTTTGGCAAATCATCATGCTGATTCGCGACAGTTACGAGTATGTCATGGCCAGAAGAATCATAAGCAGAATCAAGCAGAGGTGAGAGTATGATCGAGAAAAAGACAATTATGAAGGCGTGCGGAAAAAAGGGCGAGCAGATAAACGCTGAACATGAGCTGCAACATCTTTGCGAAGTGTTCCACGAGACGGCAATGACAATCTGGAACGTCAATGATGAAAGCGTGAGGATGAGTCTGCCGTACCACTTCACCGACGGTGCGCCTGCTATGATCTACGCAAGCATGATGTCAGACGGAAAGGTTCGCGTGTCAGATGACCATCTTATCGCGATGCACGAGCCGTTAACGCCGTCCAAGGTTCGCGAGATATGCAAAGAGCAGGGCCTCGACTATTCGCTGAGGGATTTCGAGATGTACACGGTCATAGACAAAAAAGCTTTCTGTGATGCGGTCTGGAAAATTATCGGCGCGATTGTACACGCGCGTGACATAGAGCTGGGGTGACGACATGAAGGTAAAAGAACTGCGGGAGCTATTGAAGTCCACACGAATCACGGATGATACGGATGTGATTTTGCTCAACAACATGGGAGCCGCGCCAGTCACGGAGCCGGACTTTGATGTCGTGGAAATCGCAAGTGCTGAGATGCGCAAGACCTGTGTGGCCATCACGCCGGGGGATGAAACGAAAATATGAGTGATTGCAAAGTGTGTAGCACGTCGCGTGGTGTGACACAGGAGAGCCTTTTGGACGGCAGGCATATACTTCTATGCAATGTCTGCCGGAGATACCTTCAAGGGCTTCTCAGGAGTTGTGAGACGTGTCGCAATGGCAAAGAATGTGCGCGAGGCTACGGCTTCGCGAAAGATGAATTTGTTTGCGATGAATGGAAGGAGAAAAAATCATGAATCATGTAACGCTGATTGGACGATTAACGAAGGACCCGGAAGTGCGCTATACGCAGTCTGGAACTGCGGTCGGCACTTTTACGCTGGCAGTAGACCGCCGCGTCCAGAAGGATAAGCCGAAAGAAGCGGACTTCATCCCGTGTGTCGTTTGGGGCAATCTCGCATCCGGCGTTGTTAATAATTACTGCTACAAGGGCAAGCAGATTGCTGTTGAGGGGCGCATGCAGGTGCGCAGCTATGACGCAAAGGACGGTTCGAAGCGATATGCGACGGAGGTTGTTGTGAATGATTTGCAGCTCCTCGGGAGCAGAAATGAAGGTGCGGATCGTAGCGGCAACGGATACAAGCCGCTTACCGACGAAGACGTGCCTTTCTAAGATAAGAAGATAAGAAAAAGGAGAGAGGTCGTAATGGGTAGATATAATCGACAAGCGCGGCGCAAGATGCGCAAGAGTCTCGGCGCTGGTGCGAACATCAGCAATGATGCGCTGGAAACTGCAATCGACATCCAGCGCGAGGCGATGCAAGCAGAACGTCTTGTCCCGACAATGAAGAATCTTATCAGTGAGGATTTGCGCAAGAAGTATGAGAAGCAGGTCAATCAAGAAATTCTGCCGCGTATCATCGAGCAGTACCTCTTGATGACGATGTACATCTTGCACACATGGGACAAGACAAGGTTCGGGCCGAAGCGAATGCAGGACTTCTTCGTCGAGATTTTCCAGTTGCAGCTCGACATGAAGCGTCCAGAATTGGGGCTGACGATTGCGGAATTGCGCAAATATCTCGAATCGGAGAATTTGCATTACGAGGATTTGGTAGCTGCTGCCGACAAGATGGTGACAGAGCATGAAAAGAAGGTGAGTTGATGGCGTGGATGATGGTCTGTGATATGGTCATCCCCGGCGAGGCTGTTCCACAGGGGCGGCCGCGTTTCGGGCGCGGCAGGACGTATGATCCGCCGAAAAGCCGCAAGTATAAAGAGTATGTGCGGAGATTGGCAAGAAAGAATGTGCCGTCAGACGCGCTGAGAGGGCCGCTAACATGCCCTGTGCGACTGACGTGTGCAATCTATCGCGCTGTGCCGAAGTCGTGGAGCAGGCGCAAGAGAGCGGATGCAATCGCGGATAAGATACGACCGACGACAAAGCCAGATGTATCGAATATCTTGAAGGGCATCGAAGACGCGCTAAACGGCGTGTGGTATGCAGATGACTCGCAGATTGTCGAGTATGGGTGGATAGGCAAGTGGTACGCAGAGGAGCCGCGTGTGTATGTGCGGCTAGATATGGAGGTAGACGATGGACAAGAATAAAGCGATTAGCGGATATGAGAAGATTTTTGACGATGGCTATAGGGCTGGCCGCGCGTCGGTTGTACTGCCACATCCGTGCGATGGGGAGCTGTACAAAGACTGGACGGCGGCTGACTACTTTGCGAAGATCGCAGAAGAGCATCTTGAAGTCATCGATGCGTACAAGGCGATTGAGAAATCCGGCAAGTGCCCGACGAAAGAAGAACAGGATCATTTCTTCAAGGAATGTACGGATTTGATTGTCGCGACCACAGGGCTGATGCATTACTTCGGATGCGACGAGAAGACGCGTCAGCAGTACATGAAGGAAATCAACGAAAGTAATGCAAAGCGAGATGGCGGGAAGAGGTTCAAAAAGCACCCACTCGACGTAATAGAAGAACGATTCTACAAAGGGAAAACCATTTCTGCTTCTAAAACTCAATTAGAAGAAAAAACGAAACATGATGGAGAAGATTTTGAGATAGGAGAGGTTGTAAAGGTGGAATGCGTGACCGGGGAAAAAGAAGCTATTGTCCTTGGCAAGTCTAAAGACTATCCAGAAGAATACAATATCTCGATTAATGGATATCATTTTTTAGTATCGCGAGAATGGCTAAAGAAGGTGGAAGAATGAATCAGTTCAAGGAAGGCGATAGAGTAATTATTTTTGTGCCTGAGGAATATATTATTAATAATATGCGTGGTAATGACATGATGAGCGCCATACGAAATAATGGGAAAATAGGTGAGATTTTGCAGGATATGAACAACGATACATATATCGTAAAGGTTGGGAATGATCACTGCAATATTGCATCTAAATTTTTGAAAAAGGCGGAAGAAATATCGCTAATAAGCCCAACTGCAAAAGAGAACAACACGAATAGATGCAAGGAAGAGAATGACATTATCGAGCATCCAGCGCACTACACACAAGGCATTGAGTGCATGGATTACATCGAGAGCCACAAACTCAACTACGCGCGGGGCAATATCATCAAGTACGTGACACGCGCTGGGCTGAAAGATTCGTCAAAGGAAGTCGAGGATTTAGAGAAAGCACGTTGGTATCTTGATCGTGAGATTGAGCGAGTGAAGAAGGCGAAGAATAATGGCTAAAATCTACGCACTCTATAAAGGTGATGAGTACGTTACGGACGGCACGTTGGAAGAGCTTGCGGAAAAGACCGGCAAGAAGCTGGCGTCGCTAAAATGGATGTTGACGCCAGCGGCCAAGAAGCGGTCTGGCGCAGGTTCTTCGGTTCTTGTATGTATCGGCGAAGAGATACACGTCAAGAAATGCGTTGTATGCGGTAAGGCGTTTCAAGCGAAGTCACATCCGAACAAGAAATATTGCTCTGAAGAGTGCCAGAAAGCCGGCGCAAAAATTCTGTGGATGAAGAGAATGCACGAGCAGAAAAAATTCTCTCAGCTATCAGAGGATGAGCGCAAGCGCAAGTGCGTAGCTTGCGGGAAAGCGTTTATCGCAAAACGAAGAGATCAACGCTATTGCTCGAAAAGATGCAGCAGCAACGGCGGTGGATACAATGGACTATGCTTAAAATTGCCACCAAAGAAGCGAAGGTATGAGTCACATATCGAAGAGATTAACGCGCAAGCAAGGGCACAGCACAAGAGCTATGGGCAGCTGCAAGCAGAGAAGCTGCTGGCACGTCTGCACGAAGAGATGAATGGAGGGAGAGCATGAGCGATGATGATGAGCTGAAGAAGAAAGTGCTCGAATTGCGCTACACGATTGACAAGAAGGATGATTTGATTGTGAAGTATCGGAAAGCAATGAGAATTGCGGCTGACGAATTAGAAGAGGCTATCAACTGCGATTGTTTCAACCGTTGTCCGATTGTTGATTTCTGCGATCCAGACGAAAGGGAGTGTACCAAACAATTTTTACAGCACTGGAAAGATGAGGTTTGGATAGAATGAACAACTTTGAAAGACAACAAAAACTAGACAAGCTGAAAAAGAGGATGTTGGAGATGTCGGCAACGATTGCCGAACAGGAAGATGAGATAGCTTTTAATGAAAGAGTGCTTGATATCGTGCTGGAAGACCATTCCTTTCAAAGCCCGAACGAGACGGTGCAATCGTTTATCGAAGCGATGCGGAAAAGAGCTGCCGCGTCACGCAAGAAGGACATCGAAGAAAAGCGAGAGGGGAAATTGTATGAGCGTATGTTTTACCAGCTTTTGTGGGAGTATGCGCATGATCCAGACTGCTATTATTGCCCGTATTGCCCGTGCCAGCGTTGCCAAAGACGAAGAGCGGGTTTGAAGCCAGAGAGCGCGGCGTGCATGGACTATATAGAGTCGGAGATAAGAAAGATATGTGAAGAGAGGATGATACGTGATGAATCTAAAGATTGAGGTCAGCTTCTGGTCGCTCTTGCACTATGCAGCTATTGCGGGCTTTGGCTTTACGCTGGGAATCGTCGGAGCGATTGAGGTGCTTTGGATATTGTGGGCGCTGATACAGGCGGTGAAAGGTTTGCTGTGAGGTGATAGTATGAAGCGTTTGGTATTGATGCACGGTGCACCGGGTTCCGGTAAATCAACGTTTATCCGCGAAATCGGTCTTGAATATCTGTCAATCAGCCCAGATAATCTTCGACTCTTACTCTCAGAGCCGAAAGAAGAGACCGTAGATAATCACATTTGCTTACAGATAAATCAGGATAACAACAAGAAGGTCTGGAACCTCGCTTTCCAGCTTCTGGAAGAACGCTTGCAGAACGGCTCGGATACATTCTTTGATGCCTGCAATTTCACGCAAGATTATATCCATCGGTATAAGAAAATGGCTAGTCCTTATGGCTTCCAGATCATGGCCCTTGACTTCTCAAGCATTCCACTCGATACTCTTCTCGCGCGTAACAAGAGACGCTTGTATTTTTTTGATGGTCTACGTTATGTGCCGGAACAAGTAATCAAAGACATCTATCAGAAGATGGAGCCTATCCCGAAAGGAATCTTTACGATCGATGCAACGCAGCCAGATGCACAAGATAGGTTCATGGAATTGTGGCAGTGAGGTGATAGTATGAAGAGCGAATGCGAGCTAGTACGCAAAGGCGAAGTAAAGCGCAGAGGCAACACAGCGGACAGAGCTATCTCATCAAAAGGAAAAGTAATCTATACTTGCTACGGATATACTGACGCGATGACAGATGAGATATTGCCGGAATGCCAGAGATGTGAGATGTGGGAAAGAAAATATTGGTGATTTAGGGAATACACCATGCAAGAAAGGCGGCTTGTCGGTGAAGAAAAAAGAGGTACGAGACAAAGCATACAGATTAGTCGAGAAAATATTACGCAATCAGCGTAGCATTGAGCGAGCTGTCAAAGAAGCGCGGATGCAATCCGGCGGACACAGCGGCGGCGGCTCGGGACATGCGTACATCAGTGATCCGACCGCGCAGCAAGCTGTCAGACTCGCGACGGAGCTGCAAGCAGTCACGCTTGACAGCGGCTGGACGGTGCGCCTGCCGGAGCGCTGGCTTAAGATTGTGCAGCACTTGTACAGAGAGTGCCCTGCGACAGAGAGCAGGGCGATGCGCTACTACTATAGCGGTCATAATGCGATAGAGACGGGTGTGTATTGTGCGATGGACGAGAGCACGGTGTATCGCATACGGCAAGAGTTCCGCCACATGGCGACGGAGCTTGCGTGCCAGTGCGGGCTCGTGCGTGTCGCAAGCGCGGAGGAGATGAGAGCGTAAGATAAGATGAGCCACACAAGAAGCTGACAGCAATACGTTGTCGGCTTCTTTTTTGTGCGCGAAGAAAAAGTGCTTGACAAGTATGTACTGCTTAAGTGCGGCGGCCATTGCTGGCCGCTTTTTTCTTTGCAAACTTTGCAAGTTTTGGGGCTGAAAAGCGTGGTATTATATAAACATAGGCTTGCGAAAGTCGAAAAGCGTTGGACAACTCTCCACGAGCAAAACAACGGATAAGCCGCAATCGCGGCTTATTGTGCCAATGGTGTACGAGGTATCACACTGCGTAGCATAACGCAGAGAAGCGGGTTCGAGTCCTGCAAGGCACTCCAACAACCAACCCCATGCCGATTCTCTTTCTCAGCGGCATTTGTTAACCTCCTTTTATAATTTCTTATCTCTTACACGCGCGAGGACCTGTAATTACAGCAGGCCCTCTTCGTGTATCCGGGGTGATTTACGACGGGCAAGAAGCTGACACAGCACGATATACGCAAGATGGAGCGCAAGAAGAAGGAGCAGACGGAGTGGCGCGGGCTGATAAAGCTCGTAGACCTCATCGATATGTGTCTGTATCTCAAGTCACGCGAGTGGGAAATCGTAGAGCCGCAAGGTGACGAGCTGATACACGCCAGACGCGACGGCACGCAGATCACGTACAGATGGGATGCGGAGAAGAAGCACATCGTCTGCGGGCGTCATGAGATGGCTCTTGCGTATTGCTACAAGATTTTTTATCGCGACGCATGGGAAGATAATTTGTAAACTTTGCAAGTTTTCCGGGCGATATATGCGATATACTAATAGAGTAAGCTGCTATTGAGATAGCGCGCACCTATTTAGGGTGTATATATGTAAGGACCGAAAAGGGCTAGTCAGTCGGCTAGTCTTTTTTCGTGCGTAGAATGAGGAATATATGAGCGAAGATATGACGATGTTATCGCTGATCGCGCTGACAGCTATCTGCGTAGCTGCTACGACGGCGGCGATTATCGCGATGTAGGAGGATGTGAGATGGAATGAAGTACAGAAAGAGGCCTGTCGTGATTGAAGCGTACCAGACGGATAAAGAGATGGTCATCCATACGCTGGAAGGCGATCATCACGCGTCGGTAGGTGATTACATCATCACTGGTGTACACGGTGAGCAGTATCCGTGCAAGCCGGACATCTTCGCAGAAACGTATGAGCCGGTGGAGGATGTATGATAGCTTCTTGTGTGGCGTGTGTGATGGCGGCTATCATCGTCGCAGTGTAGGAGGATGTGAGATGAATGAGCGACAAGAAAGTGGGTAGAGGTAGACCATGCAAGTATGACGAGTGGCTAGATGGAGACGGCTTACTCAAGATACAGGGGTGGGCGCGCGATGGCTTATCAGAAGAGCAGATAGCACACAATATGGGTATTGCTCGCTTTACACTTTCGGAATGGAAGAAGAAATTTCCTGTTTTATCTGACACGATTAAAAAGGGCAAAGAAGTCGTCGATCGCGAAGTCGAGAATGCGCTTCTCAAGCGTGCACTCGGCTACGAGTATGATGAGGTCACGCAGGAGCCGGTCACGGATAAAGATACGGGCATTACAGAGATGCGCGTGACGAAGCGCGTGACGAAGCAGATTGTGCCGGATGTTACGGCACAAATCTTCTGGCTCAAGAATCGCAAGCCGGAAGAGTTCCGCGACAAGCGGGATGTAGAGCTGTCCGGCCACGTCGACTTAGGTAGTATCATCGAGAAAGCGAGAGGGCGAGTAGATGAGTAAGACGTTTGCTGATCTAGTCGCTTTTCTCGCCGGCTTCTCACATGATCCGTACCGCTTTGTACTTGCAGCGTTTCCGTGGGGCGAAAAGGGGACGGAGCTAGAGAAGGCAAGCGGTCCAGATGATTGGCAGAGAGATGTACTCAATGACATACGCGACGGTCTAAAGACGCCGGACACGGTTGTTCGTGAAGCTGTGGCGTCAGGTAACGGGGTGGGAAAGAGCGGGATTGTCTCTTGGATTATTCTTTGGGCGATGACGACGCACGAAGATACACGTGGCGTGGTTACTGCGAATACCGAAGCACAGCTGCGAGCGAAGACATGGGCGGAGTTGTCGAAGTGGTACCGTCTCTTCATTGCTAAAGATATGTTCACGCTGACAGCTACGTCGATTTTCTGCGTGCAGGAAGGGCACGAGCGCACGTGGCGCGTCGATGCTATCCCGTGGAGCAAAGATAACCCGGAAGCATTCGCCGGTCTGCACAATCAAGGCAAGCGGATTCTGATGCTCTTTGATGAAGCCTCGGCGATATACGACGAAATCTGGAATGTCGCAGAAGGTGCGATGACGGATAGCGATACAGAGATTATCTGGTGCGCGTTCGGCAACCCGACCCGCCCGCAGGGCAAGTTCTACGAGTGTTTTCACGGCGCGAAAGCTATGTGGCACACGCGTCAGATTGACTCTCGTAACGTCAAGATCAGCAACAAGCAGCAGCTTCGCGAGTGGGAAGAGCAGTACGGCGAGGACAGCGACTTCTTCAAAGTGCATGTGCGCGGCATATTCCCATCGGCTAGTGACAATCAGCTTATCTCGCGTCAGCTCGTAGATATAGCGCTGCGGCGCGAGCTGGATCAGAAGACATATAAGTTTGCGCCGGTGATTATTGGCGTAGACCCTGCTTGGACGGGCGGCGATATGCTCGCAATCGTGATGCGGCAGGGCTTGTACAGTAAAGTGCTAGAGCTTATGCCGAAGAATGACAATGATTTAGCTGTCGGGCGGCGAATTGCGAAGTATCAAGACGACTACGGCGCGACGGCAGTCTTTATCGATATGGGCTATGGCACGGGCATCTACAGCGTAGGCCGTGACATGGGCCGCTCAGGCTGGCGTCTCGTCTCATTCGCTGAGGCGGCTGACGGCGATGAGTACGCCAACAAGCGGGCGGAGATGTGGGCCCAGGTCAAGAAGTGGCTTGAGGAAGGCGGCTCTATCGATGATGAGGGGCTTGCTGACGAGCTGACAGGGCCGGAAGCATACATCAATCGGCGCGGGAAATTGCAGCTTGAAAGCAAGGATGACATGAAGAAACGAGGGCTGGCATCGCCGAACATGGCTGATGCACTGGCTCTTACTTTTGCATTTCCAGTCCATATCGACGGAAATCACAATGCGAAGTACCGCAGGGCTCGCAGAAATGGCAGGCTCAGGCGTGTAGGTACGCTGTGAGTGGACATGAACCGAACATAGTATCAAAAATCATGGGGCTGTACTTTCCCGTGTACACGGAGGTGAGACAATGAATCAAAATGACGCTGCACAGTTTGATGCAGCGCAAGCGCAGATACAACAACAGCAGATGCAGCAGGCGGCGGCGATGGCCCCGCAGGGCGTCGGGCTGTCGGTCAATAACGGCTACGGCTTGCACGATATCGTCTATCCCGTGCCGCAGGATGAGGAAGCTGAGGATATCTCGCTTGATACGCTCTCGCAGGAAGAGATTGATAAGATCATGCGGGCGTACAAGAATGGCAAACAGGCGGCTGACAATTACTACAGGGCTACGGTTGAGCCGAAGATTATCAGACGTCTGAAGCTGTACAGAGCTGACAAAGAGCTGTACAAGAAGAAGTTCCCGTCGCTCTCAGAGCTGAATAACTGGACGTCGAAGGATATCAAGACGACGATTGACTGGATCCTTCCAAATTTGATAGAGGTATTCAGTGCAAATGACTCGCCGGTCGATATCGTCGGCCAGTCCGTCGAGGACGATGACAACGCGAAGCTGCTGCAAGAAGTCATCAACTACTTCGTCATGAAGAAAAACAATTTCTTCACATTCATCGCGACATTGGCGAAGGATGGCCTCGTCACGAACTTCGGCTGCGCAAAAGTCTACTGGAACCGCGACGAGGACAGGAAGCCGATGCAAGTGCTTGCTGATGCACAGATGATGCAGATTCTTGCAATCGAGCAGCAAAATGGGCGAATCGAAATTACAGATTTGAAGCAGGCTGACCCGCAGGGCGACTTGCTCATCGTCTCGTTCGATGTGATTGTGGTGAAGAGTAACACGCCGGTGCTTGAGAACATGTCGCCGTCTGAGCTGCGCTTCACGCATGAGACGAGAGACTTGCACGATGCGAAGTTCGTCGCACAGCGTAAGATCGTCAAGGGCGACTATCTCAAACGCAAAGAAATCGAGGGTGTCTACAGCAATATCGACAAGGCGCTCTCACAGGGCGATAATGGTTCCGCCCACTGGACAACGTTGGATATCGAACACGACAAAGAGCTGACGAATATCAACGACTTCTTGAGCGATGGCGATACGGCTTCACGTGAATATGAGCTGTACGAAGCGTATCTCAAAGTGGACTACAACAATGACGGCGTTATGGAGCATGTCATCGTGCACGCTGTGGGCGATACGCCACTCAAGATTCAGACGAACACGTTTGAAATGCCGCCATTCTTCGTGTTCTCGCCGGAGTATGAGCCGTATTCCATCTTCAACGAGACAGGATTTGCGGAAGAGTGGGAGCAACTGCAAGACCTCAAGACGGCGCTTGTGCGTCAGATCATCATCGCGACGGCGAAGAATTGCCGTGGCCAGAAGTTTGTCAACGAGCAGTCCGTGGATATGGATGCGATGATCGACGGCGAAGAGTTTGTCCCGACAGAAGGAGACCCGTCGGAGGCCATCCTCTTTCCGCCTGGTGTGCCGACAGACCCGAACGCTATGACGCTCATCCAGTACGCGCAGAACGAATTGGAAAGCCAGTCGGGCTCAACACGCTACAATCAAGGACTTGATAGCAACTCGCTCAATATGACGGCTACAGGCATTAGCGCAATCATGGGTGCGGCAGACAAGAAAATCAAGATGATTGCAAGGTTTCTCGCTGAGACAACGTGGATTCCTATTGTGAAGTTCTTGATTCTTCTTTGTCAAAAGTTCCTTGACGACGGGCAGGTCATCCGCTTACTCAATCAGAACGTCACGATACGGCGCGAGCAGCTCAACCTTGACTATGACCTTGTGGTCAATGTCGGTCAGGGCGCAGGCACGAAGGAAGCTGAGATACAGTATCTCATGGTGCTGATTCAGCAACTCTATCCGACGCTACAGCAGGTCGGTATCGTCAATGCCGCGTCGTGGTACAAGGTTACGAAGGAGCTTCTTGAGCGCATGGGTATCCGCTCGACGGCGAAGTTCCTCGTAGACCCAGAATCCGACGAGTATCAGCAGATGCAGGCACAGGCCGCACAGGCACAGCAGGCGGCAGAGCAGAAGCAGGATGCGCTCACACAGGCGCAGCTGCAGCTTAAAGAGCAGGACATCAAGGCGAAGCAGCTTGCGAAACTCTCGGCTCGCTTCTCTGAGCTGCCGATTGACGCGCAGATTCAAGCATTGCAGCAGCTCGGCATTACGACGACGCCGCAGAGCTTTGCGAATAAAGCTGTCGAGGACACACAGAAAGCTATCGTAGAGCATTACACGAGCGGTGCAGGAGGTGCGATGTATGGCGGCAGATGAGACAGCACAGGAAAAGAAGCTGCGGCTCACGCATGAGGCGCAAAGAGGCCGCGAGGCCGAAGAACTGCTGACGAAGTTCGGCGACAAGTGGGTCATGGCGGCTGGCGAAAAAGCCCTGCTCGATCTTCTCAAAGCTGAGACGGCGGACGAGCTTCTGCGCGTACAAGCGGACTATCGCGCGGCGACTGACCTCTACGGAAAGCTCAAGTCAGCTGTGAGTAAAGGAAAAAGGGCGGCAGAGATGCTGCATAAGGAGGTAACGAACAATGGATAATGAAATGAATACGGGCGGCGCGGCCCCTGACACAGCACCGGAAGCGCCCGCAGCAGATACAGGCACACCGGACGCAGGCAGTCAGGCGGCGGAACCACAGGCTGAAGAACAGCACGTGCCCGACGCGGCGATTCAGGTAGACCCTGAGACCGGCCGCAGAAGAGTCGTGTTCCCGTCTGCGGAACAGACACCGCCCGCGCAGGAGCAGGCACCACAGGAGACAACGCCACAGGAGCCGCAGACACCGCAGCAGTACAGCGCCAATGACCTTGTTCAGCTCGTCGCGACTGGACAGCAGATTGACCCGTCGCGCGTCCCACAGGAATTGCAGGGCTATGCAGCGGCTATCCAGCAGCAGCGCATCAATGCAGCGCAGGCACAGCAGATGCAGACGATGCAGATGCAGCGCCAGCAGAATGTACCGCCACAGCCGACTGCCGAGCAGGTAGCGCAGGAGCAGAAAGCACGGGCGGCAGTGTACGAGCAGATTACACAGCTGGCAGAGCAGAAAGCCTGCAATGACCTTGGCGTGACGAAAGCGCAACTCAACGACGCAAAGTTCTCGGACGATGAGGAGTTGCAGAAGAAGGCGCAGGCGTTTGAAGCAGCGGTTCGTTTCAATACACAGGCTATCTCGAATGAGATCATGCGTCAGCGGGCGGCACAGGCACAGCAGATGCAGGCTGTACAGCGCGAGACTCAGGAGACCATGCAGGCAATCCTGCCAAAGTGGAATGAGTACAAGCAGGACCCGCACTACAACGATATCGATAATATGATGGGCGAGTTCTACAAGACTCTGCCATTCGAGGAAGGCGTGAAGGTGAAGCAGTCTATTGACCGTTTCCTCGCTGGCCGCCCGGTGAAAGCCGACGTCGATATCCTCGACAACTACTACAAGAGGACGAAGGAAGCGTACTACGCGAAGGCTACGGGCGTCAGCACGACGCCACAGCCGGTGCAGAAAGCAAAGCCGCCGCGCGTAGAACAGCCGGGTCAGCACGGCACGACGGCGCCGCAGAAAGTGGACTGGTCGAAGATGCGTGGCATGACGCCGCGCCAGCGCTCGCAGTTCCTTCAGACCTATCTCCGATAATATCCGTGGCCACGGTATTATATACAGTCAACAATCTATACGAGGTGAAAACACATGGCAAACAACCCGATTGTCAATACCTCTACGTCGCAGTCTGTAACGTATGAGGCAGAAGGTGAGAAGGAAGATTTCTCCCCGATCATCACGAACATCGACCCAGACCACAACTTCTTCCTGCGCGAGTTCCCGACCGAAGAGGACGCGACGCAGCTGAACTTCAACTGGCTCACTGAGTCGCTCAAGCCGCCTAAAGTCAACGCTCATCTTGAGATGGAAGACTACAAGACGGACAAGGTTGGCTCGCTCGACCGCCTGAACAATACGGTGCAGTTCTTCCAGACGACCGGCCGCGTTTCGGACGCACAGCGCAAGACGGCGAAGCAGTACAACCAGCAGGACGAGTTCCCGCGTCAGAAAGAGCTGGCTTTCAAGCAGATGGCCCGCGATATGGAGTATGCTATCGCGATGAATACGGCATCCCGCCTTGAGTCCGGCAATACTCCGGCAAAGACGGGCGGCGTACCGTTCTTCCTTCAGGAAGAGAAGTTGGCCGTCACGTTCGATTCTACGGCCAACACGGCGACGACGAGCGAGGCGCACAAGCTCAACACGGGCGACTTCGTCTACTTCATCGCGCCGGACAAAGCGGCTCTGCCGAAGAATCTCGTCGCGAACCGCGAGTATTACGTCCGCAAGAAGAGCGACACGGTTTTCGATCTCTTCTATTCGCTCGACGAAGCACTGGCTGCTGACAGCGCTGAGGCTACATCTGCGGACACGGGCAAGGTCATCGCACTCGGCTCGGCAGGCACGGGCACGCTCTACTTGCTCAAGAACAACGTTGTCGATGGCGCAGGCACGGCCTTCACGGAGGACAACATCAACGACGTCATGGAGATGTGCTACAAGCGCGGCGGTGACCCGACGATTGCTGTCATGAGCGCAGCCAACAAACGTAGATTCTCGAAGATCATCACGGGTGACGCACAGAAACGCCGCGACCAGAAAGACAAGAGCGTCACGGCTATCACGGATACGTACATCTCTGACTTCGGCACGATCACGGCACAGGTTCATCGTCAGTACAGAAACGACCGCATCGATTTCCTCGATATGAACTATTGGGGCATCAAATACTTCAACCGCCCGCATGAGGTTTCTGGCCTTGCTAAGAAGGGCACGTATGAGGAGTTCGTACTCGAAGCATCGTTCGGCGTCAAGGGCACGCAGCCGAAAGCGTCCGGCTCTATCATCAATCTGCCGGCTTAAGGTAGTATGGGGGACTTTCTTTGGGAGTCCCCTTTTTTATTGGAGGTGACGATGTGATTACCAAACAGGAGATATACGAGACGGACGATGGGAAGGTCCGCGTGCGCAACACTATCGACATCTCTCAAGCCGTTGCGATGGCTAAAGATGTGTCGGAGCGGCGGGTGCGTGGCAAGAATATGGTGCCACTCGGATATATCCCGCCGGAGTACTGGAGCTTTGACCCGTGGCTCATCGAGGCGAAGCGGGCGCGGGCGGCCGGTGACAAGCACGAGTATCAGAAGTACGTCATGAAGTTCTTCCGTCTTCACCCTGAGTTCGCCGTCATCCAGAGCGCAAAGTATTGGAGTGGTGCATGATGAAGGCAATCAAGGTACTGCGAGCTGTGCGACAGAAGGAACAGGACAACGACGAGGTCAAGTATAGCGACTATGATATCGTCTCGGCTGTCAACGAGGTTATCCGGTATCTCAATATCAGCCTCGCGCACAAGGATAGCGAGTTCCTTCGCAAGTCAGCGGACTACGACGAGCGCGAAATGAACGCGGCTATCGACGCAGAGAACGAGGCGAACAAGGACGCAGAGGGATATGAACCGAAGGAGCACGAGGACTTCGCTCGCAAGGGCGTGGAATTGCCGGACGGCTATATCTCGCTTGTGTCGGTACAGCGGAGCAGTGATTACTACAATCTGTATCCGGCTACGTCGCTGGCGCGGCTCAAGGAGAAGAACTACGTCATCTTTGGCGGGCGGCTGTACGTCAAGCATCGCGGGTTCCGGCTCAACTACATCGGTGGCGTGCCGGAGATCATGGACATGGCGAAAGACAGCATTGACCTGCCAGACGTGTTCTTTGATATCCTCGTCAAGATGGCGCGGCTCGTGCTCAACAATGGCGATGCGGACACGCTGACGCAGGCGGTCTCGGCGGCGGTTGACTCGCTCATTCCGCGCCGCAGGCTGTCCAACGTGCGCTCACGTATGCCTTTCTGGATGTGAGGTGAGAGGATGCAGGTAGAAAAAGCGATTGCCAAGCTGAAAGCAGCTGGACATGACATCTCAGACGAATACTCGACGGAGGACTGCATCGGCTTCCTCAACACGGCAGTGCAGGAAATCTGCCACCAGCTCGCTACGGGCAAGTCGCCGCAGATGGTGAAAGAAATCACGCTGCATGACAGCGAGAGCCTGCCGCCCGACTATATCATCTCGTGTGGCAACTATCCTATCAAGACGACGGGGCAGACGGTGACGTTTGTAGACCCTAGCATCGACGCGCTGCGCTTTCGCTACTTCGCGACAAAGCCGCAGATCATGAACGCGACTGGCGATATGCCGTTCGTGCACGAGGTGCTGAACGATATCACGGTACGGCTGGCTACGCTCTTCGCGCTCAACCAGAATGAATACGATGTGTCGCAGGACAAGGCGCTTCTTGACGAGGTTCGTCAGGCTGTAGCGCAGGGCATGGGCGGCTGAAAGGGGTGAGGACGTGGCAGATGACAAAGCAAGAATCCTGAAAGCGCCGGACCTTCCTACGGTCGTGAAGGGCGATGGCCGGTATCTCATGACACTGCTGCGGCAGTTCCTCACAGAGACGGCACGCGAGGTCAATCTCGCGAATGGATTCACAGCAGAGGAAATCAAATCGGACGGTACGAGCAAGGTGTTGGACGTCAAGAATTTCCATCTGACTTTCGACCGGCTCGGCGGCGTCTTAGAATGGGACCACACGAGCAAGCTAGACGATCTCGCTTACTACGAGATTCGCACGAACGCGAACGTCGGCAGTGATATCGGCCTCTTGGAGCGGACGCGCGAGAATACATCGACGAAACTGCCGTTGACGTATGTCGGCCACGTCTATTGCTACGTCGTGCTCAAGGATAAAGAACGTAGCGCGGGCACGGTTATCAACTACACGAAGGCAAGGCCGGTAGCACCTACGGACCTCGCACTCACGAAGGACCAGCAGGGCGTGATTGTCTCGTTCCTCGCCATCCCGCTGGATTGCATCGGCGCGAATGTGTACGTCAACGATACGAAGTACCCTGTCACGGATAACCTCTTTCTCTACACAGGGAGAGAGGTCATCAAGACGGTGCGCGTCGCGTACTACGACCAGTTCGGCGAGGGTGAGAGCACGACAATCTACTGCGAGATACCAGACGTTACAAACTTCATTGTCGAGCGCAACGACTCGCAGCTGTACTTCTATTGGGATGCTATTCCGATTCACGGCGTGCATTACATTGTGAAGGTGGGCAGTATACCCGATTGGGACAGGGCGCTGACGATCTTCGACACGAAAGATAACAAGCACCGCTACATCTACCCGAACGTCGGCAAATACTACATACTCATCAAGGCGGTAGACGAGCACAACAACTACTCGAAGAATGCCACATACGTCTATCTGACAAACCAGAAGGACGAGCACAAGAATGTCATCATCGAGCTTGACCAGAAGGCTGTTGCGTATGGCGGCATGAAGGTCGGCATGTACTACGACGCAGTTGGCGAGCAGCTCAAGCTGGACCGCGGCGTGAATCACGGCGAGTATGTCATCGATGTACAGCTCCCGCAGAGATACCGCGCACGGAACTGGCTGGATTTCGCCTGCATCGGCCAGACGAACGACCAATTTTGCTTCGACGACATGGCGTGGCTATGGGATAGCGAGGAGGCGGCGCGTACCGTCTGGAACGGCACGGTCGGCGACTTGAACGGTGTGCAGGTACGGCAGGAAATTGCGCGGTATGTCGGCATCACGGACGACGCGGTGCTAGATATCATGCAGATGGACGGCGGCCTGACGAGCACGAAGGGAACAGACCCTGCCGATTCGCACGGCATATCCTATGCGCAAGGTAGGTGGCACACGGGGGCAATGGTAGGCGACACGACACGGCTTTCCTACGCGATCGACGTGCCGAAGATGTTCACACTGTCGTTCAATGCGACGGTGAAGAACGGCCTTGGCGATGTTTTGATCGCAACGGTGGCAGGCGATGACGGTTTCCTCGTGCTCGGCTATGACGCGAAGGCTTCGTGCTTCTACGTGCGCGGCAGTGACGGCGTCACGGTCACAACAAAGGAGATTGCACCGCCGTTCGGGCGAGACTGGTATACGCTGGCACTCAGCCAGAGCGAGACGGTGCGCACGCTTTACGCTTATTCGCTCAACTACGATATGACGGTGAGTGGGAACGCAACAGCAAAGCCTGTCGGCACATTCTCAACGATTTATCTCTATCCAAAGTTATAAGGAGAAGGACATGGAACAGAAACTCAAACTCAAAGGTACACATATTGGCATCCTGCGTCATCCAGACGGCACGGTCGAAGTACACCGTAAGGACAACCTCATCCTCAATGTCGGTTTCGACTTCATCGCGGACGCAATCGGCAAGGGCTCTGGCCGTCCGGCTTGCATGGCCTATACGGCTGTCGGCACGGGTACGACGGCGGCGGCGGCAACACAGACGGCACTTGTTACGGAGCTTGCACGCAAGGCGGCAGCGTATGCTCATACGTCCGGCACGAAGGTGTTCACGTTCACGACAAAGTTCAACGCAGACGAGGCGACGGGTGCTATCACAGAAGCGGGTATCTGCAATGCGGCAACGGGCGGCACGTTCCTTGACCGCGTGACGTTCAACGTCATCAACAAAGGCGCAGATGATACCTACGAATCACACTTCCAGTTCACGCTCTCTTAAGAGGTGATGCGAGATGGCAACGGCAGTCGCGAAGGGCGCGTACTACACCTGGGACAGTGCCAATTTCGCATGGGATGCAACACAGTCCGCCCACGCGTGGGATGACATGGCGCCGCTTGTCTATACGCGCGACGATGCAGAGACGTTCTCTCTGCGTGACGGTATGACCTCAGCGACGGGCAAGGTTGCGCGTGATGTGGTGCAGCTCGTCGATACGCGGAGATGGGCTGACCTGCTCGGCACGAAGCGTGAGCACATTGGCGTGCACGAGACGTACTGGGACTACATCAGCTACGTCCTGACCATCTTGGAGTCGGCGCGGGTGATTGAGTCATCCTATCGTGGGATGGATGTGCCGAAGAGGGAAGGCGTCAAGATCACGAGGCGCAGCCACTCGGAAATCATGGAATCCCCGCACGAACAGCTCGGCATCCTCGACGCGTCTCTGCGTGCGGCTTTTGCAAAGCTAGTGGCAGAGCGCACGGAGGTGACGGACGCGCGGGGTGCGGCGGTTGCTCATCTGTCGCGTGACAAGGTGGCTGTCGGTGACGGCTTGGCGGTGTCGCTGGGCAAGATGACAGCGGAACAGCTCGGCATCCTCGACGCGTCTCTGCGTGCGACGGCGTTCAAGAGGACGTGGAGCGAGTCGGCCAGCCTCGGCGATGGCGAGGACAATCATGTGACGGCAGGCAAGTTTGAGACGATACGGACAAGCGAACACCGCGCGGCTGATGTGTACAAGCCTACGGCAGAGCAGATTGGCACGACGGAGCGGCAGCATCATCGCGCTCAGACGTTCCGCACGTTCGCGGAGAAGGCCAGCCTATACGAGCATATGCGACGTGATTTGGGCGGTGGTTACAGCGAGGTTGTGGCCGTAGATGACCGTTTCTTGCGTGCGCTCGATGGCATCATTGAAGAAGTAGCCGTCCGAAAAGGCGGCATGACGGCAGACGAGTTCCAGCAGTTCGTTAATCATCCGACTGGCTACGAGCGGTTCATCCCGTACATCGTCGGTGAGTATGAGTATCAGAAGGCACTCGTCCGCTTGGCAGTCACGTCGGGCTCGCTTGGCGCTGAACCTGCTGTCTACAACGTCGTCGTGCATGTCGACATCGACGATACGGTGGACAGGGGTACGGCGGTCATCACGGACACGAGCGCGGCGACGATGGTACGCTTCTCAAAGCACTACTACACAAAGCCGGAAGTCACGGTGACATTGCGCGGCGGCAACACGGCGGACGGCACAATCATGCCGAACGTCGCGGAGATCAGCAAGGACAAGGACGGCTACTATTTCATGGTGGAACTGCTGAAAGCGGACGGCACGCGGGCAAAAGGAACGGTCACGTGGCAGTCTGTTGGATACTAAGAAGGTGAACAAATGCAGAAGTATAAAGAAATAAACGGCAATGACTACGTCAAGAACTCGCGCACGACTATCAACGAGACGATGCAGTCCATCCAGAGCATGAACAGCGGCACGGCGTTCCCGACAAACAACCTGTTCGAGGGCATGAAATGTTACCGTACCGACCTCAAGAAGACGTACACGCTGACGGACGCAGAGAACAATACGTGGGTCGAGGATGCACATGCAACGCTGCCCGGTGAAGCGACGCACGCGGCGAGTGCTACGAAGCTCGATACAGCTCGTTCTCTCAATCTCGGCGGCGCGGTCACGGCTGATGCAGCTACTTTTGATGGCACGGCAGATGCGACTATCAACGTCAAGACGCTCGATGCGACAAAGCTCAAGGGTACAGCTTCGGTCAGCACGACGGGCAACGCCGCCACGGCGTCTAAATTAGCGACTCCTCGCACGCTCTCTTTAACGGGCAAGGCGGCGGGCTCTACTACATTTGACGGTAGTGCTAATGCGTCTATCAATGTGACTAGCGTAAATGCGGATACTGCTACTAAGCTGAGTACGGCTCGTAAAATTAATATCACGGGTAACGCTAGCGGTAGTGATACATTTGACGGCAGTGGGGATATTAGTATCAGTATTACTGTCAATGAGAGCAAGCACGCGGCGGCGGCAGACATGGCCACGAATGACAGTAATGGCGATAAAATAGACGATACTTACCTTAAAAAAGCTACTGTTATCGACGTTATCTATCCAATTGGCAGTATCTATATGAGCATGAGCGCTACGAATCCGGCGGATCTTTTTGGCGTCGGTACGTGGAAACGTATCAGTCAGGGGCGTATGCTTCTCGGCGCTGACGACAGCACATATAAAGCAGGAGCAACCGGCGGCGAAGCTACGCATACATTGACTGCCGCTGAAATGCCTGCCCATAGCCATACAGGAACAACAAGCACAAATGGCGCACATTCTCATACAACGAAGATGAATAGTGATAAGTACGGTGGTGGAGCGTGGATGCAAGGTGGCGGAAACGATGGTACGTTCAATACTTCAACGAATGGTGACCACAACCACATGTTCACGACTGACAATAGCGGCGGAGGCGCGGCTCATAACAATATGTCTCCATATCTAGCTTGCTACATCTGGCAACGTACTGCTTGATAAACTTGATAAAAGAGAAAGAAAGGAAAGACATATATTATGTACTTGCTTATTAATGACGAATACGGACAAGAAATTGCGGCAGTCCAGTACGACGAAGAAAAAGAGAAACTGAAAGACGTATTCGACGCCGCGCGCGTAAAATATCCTCATAATGCGTTTTGTGTGTCGTCGTCGTCTGCTACCATGCCAGAACCCGCCGCGCCGGAGCTGACTGACGACGAGAAGAAAGCCCGCGCACTCGCTGAACTCGATAGCCACTACACAAGCGACAAGCAAGAGCTGTCTACGCAATATCTCGACGCCGCCATGAGCGGGGATACGGATACTATGACCGCTATTAAGAGTGAGCTCGCGGCGTTGAATGAGAAATATGACGCAGACTATGAAGAGCTGAACAAGTAATGACGCACGGGCGCGCGTAAATAAAAAGCACGCGCCCTTGTGTGTGCTTTTTATTATCAAAGAAAGGAAAAAGAAGCAGTATGGAATATTTCAAAATCACGAAACGCTGTATCCGTTGTCTCAAGCCGCTTCGCGAAAACGGCACTTGTCAGAACCCGAAATGTGTTCGATACAAGCCTGATCCGGAGCCGGAGAAGAAGCAGGAAGAAGAACAGACGAATGACGGGGCGAAGTGAGCACCGTCATGAAAGAGATGCTGAAATATGGCAGAAAATGAGCTGACGAGCGTTATTTTGAATGACTTGCGTAGGTTTCTGAGGAGGAATCATTATGGCACAGTACAAACTCTCGCGTGACTTCACGAAAATTGATGAGACGGCAGGCGTGCTCTACGCTATGCCTGGGCAGTCTGTCGAGATTGCGACCGGCACGGATGAGCCGATGAAAGATACGGGCTTTGTCCTGCACGGCAACTGCCCGTTCCCGTTCGCGGCGGATAGTATCTGGGTGCGTGCGGCGGGGTCGTATGCGGTGCTCAACGTTGTCCCCGGCAAGCTCCCGGTGTAAGGCGGTAGCGCTATGCGAAGAACAGCAAAACACAATGCAACAGTGCTGAGTTTCGCGGATTTCTCGGGCGGTATCAACGTCATGACGACGGGCGACCTCATCGCGGCGAATGAGATGCAGCAATGCCAGAACTTCTGGTTCCTCGGCAATCAGCGTTCCCTACAGCCGCGCGGCGGTATCTCTTCGATGCTCGGCAGTGCGGAGGCCAATATCCTTTCGGTCTACTACGACAATGACAGCAACACGTTCCTCGCGTTCGATGTGGACGGCGGCGTCTATCATGTCAGCAGTGACGGCAGGGACCTCGACAATGTGGGAACGCTCACGGGCAAGCAGAAGCCAGTCTGCGCGAAGTTCAAAGACGTCATCTGGATTGCATCAGGCGGTAAGCTCCAATTCTACGATTACACGGATAATTCGCTCTCTACGGTCCTCGATGGGCCGACGTGCGACATGGTTTTCCAGCGGTTCGCGCGTCTCTGCGTCTCGATGAGTGGTACGGACCGCATCACGTACTCGGCGACGGGCGACGGCACGGACTGGGAGCAGGACGACAACGACCTCTCGAAGAGCCAGTGGGTGGATATCGGCTATGGGGACAGCGGCGATATCATCGCAGTGGCACCGCTTGCAACGGACCTCATGATTCTCAAGAACAATGGCATGATCTACCAGCTCACCGGCGACGCAGAGGTCGCTTCGTGGGCGGTCTATCGCATCGCGACGGAGACGGACGCAGTCGGGCGTCAGGCGGCCCTGCCAGTCGGCAATGACGTGGTCTTTATCTCGCGCGGCGGGCTCAAGACGCTCTCCACGACGATGGACTACGGCAACATTGCGACGGCTGAGATCGGGCAGAAGTTCAACTTGCTCGTCACGCAGTCGCAGTTCGACCCGCAGATTGTCCACTTGCGCCGCAGGAAGCTGCTGCTCGTGCGGCCTACGGAAGATAAGTCGTACTGGCTGGCCTACAACTACGCGGTGGGTGCGGCAACGACGCTCCATTTCCCGCTACAGGTAACGGATATCGTGGAGACGCAGGACAGGCTCATGCTGGCGGCAGGGGCGGCGCTCTATGAAATCCTCGACACGAACACGACGGACGACGGCGCGGCTATCGACTATGCTATCCGGCTCAAGGATACGGTCAGCAGTGAGAAGATCATCGTGCGCAGCATCGACACGGACGCGCAGGCGGAACAGGCTGGCACGGTCAAGGTGCACGTCGATAACATCGCGCTGGACATGCCGACGAACCGCCGCAGGAAAGTGCGCTGCAACCACACGACGCCAAAGATGGAGATCAGCCTTGCGGGCTCGTCGCCTTTTCTCTTGAAGCATGTTCTCGTGGAGGTGGCTGATTTATGACGCTCGATGGATGGATAAAGCTCTACGAGAAGAAAACGAAGAGTACGTTCAAACCGCATCCAAACTTCAAGCTGTTGTTCTTCCCGGAGCGCGGCTTCTGTGAAGTGACGTTTGATCCAAAGACTCAGATGGTCATGGCGTACCAGATATGCGGCGATGGTCGCTTCTGGAAGCGGGTACTTGATTCACTAGCAATGGTAGCAGGCTTTAAGCATTGCGGCGCTATCCTTATCCGAAACGTCAAGGCATACGTCCGTCTCTTTGGCTTCCACATCGTGCGAGGGGATAAGTTGGTAGATGGGACTTCCATCTACTACGGTGAGGATGTACAGAGAAACCGTGTGCGCCTTGCACCTGCTTGGAAAGAGCAAGATGGCTATGCATATTATGCGACGTGGGAGGTAAAGGATGATACAGAAATCCAGTTCGGCAATGAGCAATAAGTAAGAAGGTGAATATATGGGAAACATTATCATCAGACCAGATATGCAGTCTATTGACGCGGAGGTATACCGTCGATATTTCCGTCACTGCCGATTCAAGGGCGGCGGCTCGACAACGGTCAACAATACGTCGACGTACACGCCGACTCCATACGAGCTTGAGATGCAGCAGCAGGAAGCCAACTACTCGAAGGCCATCGCGCCGAACGCGCTCAAACTCAACAACTACGCGATGAATGTCCTGAAGGATTCGCTCGGCACGGTTCAGGTCGATTACAACGGCATGAACAAGAACGCGCAGAATCAGATCGCCAACGCGACGAGCGGCATGAACGGCCTCATCAGCAGCAACAACGATGCAAACTCAGCCGTCAACAATACACTCGGTAGTACGGCAAATCAGTACAGCCAGCTCGCCGGGCAGACGGCTGGTCGGCTCGGCAACCTATCCGGCGCGTACACGAATGCCAATGCGGCAGCGAATAGCGCCCTCAGCAACGCAGGGAATACATATGGCAGTCTGGCACAGGGCAACCTTCCAGTTGCGTACCAGCAAAACATGGAGAACTCAATCTCGTCGGCACTCAATAACACGATTGGCAAGACTGTCAGCGGACTTGGTAATCGCGGCGTGCTCAACAGCTCGGTCACGTCGTCGGCGCTCAACGATATCGAGAAGAACGCGGCGGACAGTGTGGCGAGCCAGTACCAGAACAACATCAATCAGGTGGCAAACCTCACAGGGCAGCAGGCCAGTGCGGCACAGCAGCAGATGAATAACAGCTTCAATACAGCAGGTCAGCTCGGTAACCTTATCCAGCAACAGCACAGTCTGCAAGGCGATGCGCTTTCGCAGCAAGCGCAGGCTGCACAGCAACAGTACACGAACAACATGAACACGAACAGTCAGAACAGTGGCCTACTCTCGAATCTTATCAACTCGGCAACGACGCCAATCACGACGGCGAGCGTGGCGCAGGAGGCGGCACAGACTCCGGCATCGAACCTCTGGAACATGTCGCTCGGCCTCAACGGCGCAACGAACAACGCACTTGTCGCGGCAGCAGGCAAAGGCACGACGAACAGCACGCAGACGAGCACGACAAGCGGCGGCGGCGGTTTCCTCTCCGGCCTGTTCGGTGGCGCTGTCTCTGGCCTCGCTGGCGGCCTTGGCTCGGCATGGGGGTGTTTCCCTGCCGGTACGATGGTCAAGATGGCGGACGGCTCGGAGAAGGCTATCGAGCACATCGAGGTCGGCGACGAAGTCACGACAGACAGCGGCAAGACGGAGAAGGTCGTCAAGCTCATGGAGCCGCACTACAACGACGTGTACGCAGTCATCTGCGAGAAGGGCCACACGAACACGACGACGACGCAGCCGCTCATGAAGTCGGATGGCTCGTACATCGACATGGGCAATCTCAAGATGGGGACGAAACTCAAGAACGTCGGCAAGGTGCAGAGCATCGTCTACAGCGGCGAACGGCGCGTGTACGATTTGCAGGTTGACGGCGAGAACAATTATATCGCGGACGGCTTCGTTGCACAGGGCGGCGATGATAGTTTCTGGACAGCATAAGGAGGAACGGACATGGCATATGGCGGTGGCGCGTGGCAGAATGACCCGCGCGTAGCAAATAAAGAGAATGATGACAAGAACGGCTTCGACCGCATGATGCAGATGGCGGCGGTTGCATCGATGATGGACAACAAGACGGCGTTGGGCTTTGGCCTCGGCAACCTCATCGCAAGCTACTTGGCGAAGCAGAGGGCGGCAAAGGCGGATGCGCTTGCCAATAGACAGAAAGAGATGGTAGAAGATCAGGCGGCGAATGCAGGTCAGCTCGCGGTACTCGGGCAGAACGGCTCACCAGCTAGCGCTCCCATTTTATCAGGAGGTGTAGCGCCACAGCAGGCGGCAACGCTCGGCTCGACGGGCATGACGCCGGGTAAGTCCTACGCACTCGGCCTTGAACCATACACTCGCACGGCTTGGCAGGATACGCCGACGAGCGCAGAGGTACAGCAGGCGGCGGCTTCGGTATTCGGACAGACGCCACAGGGCGCGGCGGGGGCCACGGTGAATGCGCCGACAACGCTGACGCTTTCCGGCCCGACAGGTGCGCAGCAGTACCAGTGGCCTACCATTGATACGGATTGGCTCCATAAGAATTCGTGATGGGGGTGAGGATATGAATGTCAATCAGGCACTGGAACGCGCGGCAAGCAATGTGCCAAACAACATTACGCCGGAAGAAGTACAGCGGGCGGCGCAGTATGCGTTCCGCTCGCCGACACAGGATGATATCATCCGCTATATGATGGGGCAGGGAATGGCACAGCAGGCCGCACCACAGCCGTCGCCATCTGAGCAAGCTGCCATGATGGCTGGCATGCCCGCACCGGCACAGCAGACATCAACGCCGCAGGAACAGGCGGCAGTGGCCGCACAGACCGCGCCAGTTGCTTCTCAGGCGGCATCTACGGCGGCACAGGTGCAGAACAGTACACCGGATATGTCAGCTGCTCAGACGGCTCCACAGACAGACTATAGTCAGCAGCTCAACGATGTGATTGCACAAGCGAACCGCGTTGGCATCGGTCAGCCTATGTCGCTTGGTGAACGCGGTGTGCTGTCTCAGATTCTCGGCGCGAAGGACATGTATAACGCGGCGCAGGATGACGCGGGCAGGGCTTCGGCTCATGCGCTCGCGGATGCGTACCGTCAGGCCGGTCAGCAGTACGGACTTAACGATACGTCGGCAGGGCTCGACGCAACACAGCTCCGCGCCCTCTTGCAGACGGACTACGATATGGGCGTCAACAATGCGATGCAGGGCAAGACCTCGGCAGAGTATTTCGATGACCAGTACAATGCACTTCGCCAGGCTGGCCTCACGCGAAACGAGGCGACGGACGAAGCGGCACGCAGGGCACAGCGTTACCAGAACGAGCGCGTGCGCAACCTCACGAATGCCTACTACACGTATGGCGTTGACCGCGACGGCTCGATGAACAACAATGGCGCGGCTATCCTCAATCTCATCTACGACGAACAGCCTGCCTCGGCGGCGATGGGGATGCAGAACTATGCAACGCCTATCCAGAACTGGAAGTTCAACAAGAATCAGGAAGCGGCGAACAATGCGTACAACCAGAAGGTAGACTTCGGCCAGAGGACGTTCGGCTGGAACAAGGGCCTGCTCGACGACAAGCTCGCGGCACAGCTTGTACTGGCTAAGTTGAACGATGCGTTGCAGAGGTACGGCATAGACAATCAGGCCGCTACTCAGCGGTATGTCGCTGACAAAAACGCAGAAGCTCGGGTTGCTGCCGCTAGTAGCAAGGGTGGCTCTGGCGGTTCTAAAAGCGGCGACGCGACAAAATCACAGAATGGTTGGCTCAATAAATTACAAACGCTGAAGCAGCTTGCCTATCAATCACTCGGCACCTCTGATAAGCCAGGAACGATGTTTAGCGATGAAGACGACCATAACGTTGAGAACTACAGAGAAGAACTGTACAAGTTCCGCGAAAGTGGCGACGCTGATGAAAGTGATAAGGACTGGGTCGATCAGGAACTGGAGCGACTCCAGAATGATGTCGAAGCAGTATCAAAGTCCGGTTCGTAAAGGAGCGATGATATGAGTATCATTTCAGATTCTATGCTGAGGAATAACGACAATGACCGTGCCAGCGCACAGTACGCGTCGTCTCATCCATATTCTCAGACCTATAGCGACGAAGGCTCATCCAGCGACAATCAACAGGGACTCTTAGAGCGTATCTTCAACGGACTCGGAGCTGCTTCTGATTGGATTGGCAACAATGTCGAATACGTCGAGAACTCGCCTGTTGGCCAGTGGATTGGCAACAAGGTTGAGTACGTAGAGAACTCTCCCGTTGGGCAGGCGGTTGGACAGGTTGGACAGGTACTTGCGCCAGCCAATTCCATCTTCCGGAACTGGCCAGCACTCCTTGGCCTTGCTGCGAACGCAGCCGTGACGCCGAAAGATAATGACACTTTCAGCGGCAGCCTTTATGATGCTGGAGTCAACGGCGCTGCAAACACTGTTGGCAGCATCGCCGACCTCATGCATCAAGATGACCTCGCGGCCGCTATGTACACCTTGGCAAATAAAACGCAGGACAACACTCCGGTACAGGCTGATTGGGACTGGGATTACATTACGAATCCGCATGGCCTTACTCGTTCTTTCGGCAATGCTATCGGTTCGATGGCTCCGTTGCTTCCTGCGGCGGCACTGGCACCGGAAAGCCTTGTTGCTGCGGCTGGGCGCCTCTCGCCGTGGCTTGCTAACGGCGTTCGCTATGGCTTCACTGCTATTCCAGAGGCAATGGCAGAAGGCGGCCAGACACGCCGCGAGGCAATCGAAGACGGTCTCAACCATCCTGATCTTCGCGCGTTCGGCACGTTGGCAAAGAACCTGCCTCTCCTTGCTGTCAGCAACACGCTTGAAGGCGCTATTCTCGGTGGCGGCCTCGGCAAGATGTTGGCAGGAAAAGCCGGCGAAAGTGTTCTCAGTCGTATGGCAAAAGCACCATTCAGGGCTACACCTAGTGCTCTTGCTGAAGGCTTGCAGAACGGATTCGAGGAAGGCTTGCAGCAGGGCATCCAGAATGCATCGGTCGACAAAGAGTATGGATATCTTCCTTGGAATTGGACTAATGACCAGTGGGATGCGGCGAGGGAAGGCTTCTTCGGCACGCTCCCGCTTGGTGGTATTGGCGGCGCTCGCAAGGCTATTTTCCCCAGTGTTGGCGATGTGGCAGGCACTCCTGATAATGGGCCAGATAATACAGACCCTGTCGTCATGGCACAGCTCACAGGCAAGAACGACGATGTGCCGACGGCTGACGGCGTTGATGTCACGAATCTCGACCCGCAGCAGTACACGCAGTGGTACGGCGAAAAGCTCAAGTCGCAGGGCATCGATGTGCCGGACGCTACTATCACAGTGCAGACGCCGAAGGCAACGGGAACGACGGGCGGCGCAAAGGCTGGCGCTGGCGCAAATGTCATGGACGTAGCCCAGGACTTCATGGGCCAGCATATGGAGAACGGCGCGAACGGCTGCGTTGAAGCGGTCACGAAGATTGGTGCACGCTACAGCCCGTTCCTTGCGGACGAACTCAGCAAGGGCGTTGTCAATGTCGATACGCTCGTTGCGGATGCGGGCGATAAGGTCATCCCGTTCGACCCGAACAACCTCGAAGCGGGCGATGTCATCGTCTACGGCGACAACGACCATGTCGTGCTGGCAGATGGCAACGGCGGCTATGTCGGCAACTCGTCCTCTCAGCAGAAGGTTGTGCAGGGCGGCAACTATAACGAGATGGGCGATCTCAAGCCGACGAAAATCATCAAGACGGGCAACGGCGTGACGGCGCAGAATGAGACGGCCAACAATGGCGGTGCTTCTGCGGCTGACCTTTCGAGCCTGCCGGTTGGCGACATTGCTACGGCTATCGCGCAGAACACGGGACTCCCCGCCAACTTCATCTGGGCGCAGCTCTCCCATGAGAGCGATGGCGGCAACAGTAAGCTCGCACGCGAGGACCACAACTATGG